ATGAACAACATGTGGTCGTCATTGGTGCGTGGTCAAGACAGACCTGATTTGATTGTTATGGATAACGCCTATTGGTCATACTACATGGCATCATTGCAATCTATTCAACGTTTTACTGATACGAACGATGCCAAATTAGGTTTCGTTACGGTTAAGTACATGGATTCTGATGTCGTGTTGGATGGTGGTATCGGTGGTTTCATGGATGCTAAGACAATGTACTTCCTTAACACAAAGTATTTATTCTATCGTCCGCATAGCCAACGTAACATGGTCTCTTTGAGTCCTAACCAACGTTACTCTGTGAACCAAGATGCGGCTGTCAGTATCCTTGCTTGGGCAGGTAATATGACCGCCTCGGGTCTACAGTTCCAAGGCAAGATTACTGAAACCTAAAGGGTAGTTAGTTTGGGTGGTGTAACAACCACCCTTTTTTAAACAGGAGAAAGATTATGCCAGGTGAACAAATAGCAATAGCTGGTACGACACCGAATATTGGTGCGTATGTACAAGATACTCTTGAACCTAGTGGTGATACGTCCTATATTGGATGTAATCCTAAGATTGGTTATGACCGCAATGTTTTAGGTGCATCGGTTGGCGCAGTGTGTCCTGTCAATACAGGAGTGGCGCAAACAACTAAAACAGCTATATGGAGTTCTAGCGCAGTAGTCCTTATACCGACTGATAGAGTGGATGTTACCGCTGGTGTGGCGACGAAAAATAATGCTACGGGGGCATACGACGTTTTAGCGAATGTGCCTGCAGCAGGGTATTTTTGGGCAGTGTTAAGATAATGTTACCAGGTGCGCGTACTAGTAGTGGTGTGGCATATACGGTCAATAGTGAACCGTCGGCAAGTAGTAACCTTGTCGGCGGTGTAGCTGTTAGCGCAACAGGGCAGATTCACACATCGTCTACTTTATTATCCACTGATCAATTCGTTAATGGTTTTCTAGTTTCCGCCACAGGTAGACTTTTGATTAATATAGAAGGCACAATTGTAAATATTTATGATGGTGTTGCCAGATCGTCAGCAGGGGCAGTAATAGTGTTAGCTCCTGGCACAGTTCCTTCGGCAACAGCTATGGCTTTAAATGGAGTATTGTTGTCACCAACAGGTCAGCTATATGTTACTAACGTTAGTCCGCCATGATTATTCCAAAAATTGGAGACTTTTATACTAGGAGACTTGACAACGCGGTAGTGAAAGTTGTCGATGTTGATGACAACACCGTGTACTGTGAAACTGACGAGAATGATGGATTGATTGGTTGTAACTTGTTGTTATGGAATGAACGATTTATTGAACTCGACGTGGACAATCAAGTAGTTAAGCACAACGGGATATTCTAATATGAGACACACTGACGTAAGTGCAATAGTTGCGGGAATGATGGGTACTTTTCTTGTAACAGCGGAGCATCTTTTGGAATCCATTAATCATTTTGCACCAGCGATTGGTGCAATAGTCACTGTAGTAGCGTTAATTGTTAATATTTATTTTCAAGTGTCTCGCAGAAAAAACGATAATTGATATACAGGTGATATATGTTTGGCATAGATGATGCAATAACAGCGGGTAGTAATCTTATTAACACGATTGTTAATAAGATTGCACCTGATGCTAATATTGAAGAACAGGGGAAAATAACAGCTGCTTTAACAGAGATGCAAAATCAATATGCTCTGTTATTGAGTCAAATTGAAGTAAATAAAGTAGAAGCGGCTAACTCTAGTGTTTTTGTTTCTGGTGCAAGACCTGCTGCAATGTGGGTGGGGGTAGCATCACTTTTCTATTCTGGTATTGGAATGTCACTGTTGAACTGGATAGCGGCTATTGCAGGATTACCTTCGTTACCAGCAATTGACCCAACTACTGCCAACAACATACTAATAGGTCTGTTAGGGCTTGGTGGATATCGTACAGTAGAAAAAATAAAGGGTGTGGACACCAAAAAGATTGGAAATATTTGAATAACATGGAAAAGATACTCGAAACATACGGTGAACAGGGCATAGTTGGACTCGTTGTCCTAGGACTGTTCGCCATCGGGTATTTTTTCTTACTTATCATGGAACGTGTTGCCAACTCAAGAACCGAACTTTTAAAGTTCCTTATTAATAAGCATTCTGATGAGCGAGTAAGCTGGTTAGATGTAATTAAACAAGTAGTGTCAAATAATCATAAAGAGGATCAATAAATGCCAAAAAAGCAATATTTCATAGAAGACGAGTTACCACCTATCGACGACAGATTTAACCCTGTTCAGGCGTTCGACGACCGTAGCGATGACTTTTCAGGTGACGAGCGGTTGATGGTTACATTCAGTACTAAGCCTGTCATGCACCCTTTCAAGTCTACCGAAGCAGGTCGTCCTATTTTTGACGAAGTGGATTTTATCACCATTCGTACACCTGGCTCTCAGTTATCGGTAATTGTCGCACCAGTTAAAGAGTATCTGCCGCGTTTCACCAAGCAGTATGAACGATGGAAAACCGATAACAAAGATGTCCTGTCTGGTACACCTATCGACCTGTTTCCAGAACTGTTCGGTAAAATTGGGTTACAAGCCGAACTGAAAGCACTAAATATCCATACTGTTGAGCAGTTGGCTAACCTTGCGGATAACTATAAAACGCAAATTATGGGCGGTATTGAGTTATGCCGACGTGCTACTAACTGGCTAGATGAAACCCAAGGTACTGATGCGCAAGTCGCCAAACTCGAAGAAGACAACCAAGCAATGCGTGCACAGTTGGCAGCTTTGACAGCACAAATGGAAATGTTGGCTAAACCTGCTACCATATCATCACCAAAAACCAAGTAGGTGACAATATGAGCAATCAGCAAAATGTTCTATGGGTGATACAGCAATCAATGATTGAAATGGGTTTAAACAAACCCGTTGAAGCTGTTACATCGAAAGATGTCACTGTACAACAAATGATTGCTCTATTGAATCGTGCTGGCAGTGATATGGTAATTGGTTATCCTTGGCAGCAACTTACCAAAGAGTATGTGTTCACTACCGTAGTCGGACAGACTGAATATCCGCTGCCTAGCGACTGGTCTTACTTCCTTGACCAGACAGAATGGGACAGAACAAATCACTGGCCCTTACTTGGTCCTAAAACGGCACAAGAGTGGCAGTGGTTAAAAGGTGGCTTATTATCAAGCGGTCCACGCATTCGTTATCGAGTCGTAAACAACCTGTTCGAGATTTTCCCGAAAGACCCGAACAACACGGGTAGTAACACAGGTCCAGGTACATCAGAACTAGCGATGGAATATGTGTCGGCAAACTGGTTAAAAGATGCCCAGATTGCCAATACTACCTACCCTATGATTATGAACGATACCGATATAGTGATGTTCGATCCTTGGGTCATTTCAGCGTACTTGAAGCTCAAGTATTGGGAAGCCAAAGGTCTCGATACCACCGCTTATGCTAAGGACTTTGTGAATGTCTGGGAAGCTCGAATTGGCAAGAATAAAGGTGGTCCAGTGCTTACCCTAGCACCTCGTATGCGCTCAATGCTCATCGGTGTTAACAACATCCCTGATGGTTCTTGGGACGTAGGGAACGGTAATACAGCATGAAACCAGTCGGCATTAAACAGGTCTCTAACGTCACTACTCGACCATCGACTATCAAGGGACTCAACGCTTTTGATTCGATTGTTACGATGGGTGATGGTTACGCCATTTTGCTTCGTAACATGTTTGCGCAACCCTATGGTTGCCAGATTCGACATGGTTACAGGAGGCAGTGTACTGAGAACATATCAGGCATAGTCGAAACCTTAGCCAGTCACAACTTCAACGATAAGTTCCCTAAGCTCTACGCATGGTCTAATGGTAGTCCTGGTGAGGGTGGAAATGCCACTTTGTACGATGTTACCGATGAGGGGCAACCAGCAATATTCGTTGCCAATTACACTAATGCTCGTTGGCAAACTATCAACTTTGCTAACGCCGCAGGAGTACACCTTATCGCAGTCAATGGTGCTGACCCTCTATTGTGGTTTCCTATGGATGGCACGTTGCCACCTGTACAGGTAATCGAGGGAGACGGCACAGGTGACACCATCAAAGGTGTAGATCCTAAGCTGTTCACTGACGTATACAGTCATCAAAAACGCTTGTGGTTCGTCGAAAAAGACTCAATGCGCTGTTGGTATATGCCACCTGACCAAATCACAGGAGAGGCTAAATCTTTCAACCTAGGTGGCATTTTCACGCGTGGTGGCTACATCATGCAGATTATCACCTGGACGATAGACGACGGTGACGGTTCAGACGACCATTTGCTATTTATCACCTCAGAGGGACAGGTAGCCTGCTATGCAGGTATCGACCCCAGTAGTGCTAACTCATGGTCTTTGAAAGGTGTCTACTTTGCAGGCGCACCATTGAGTAATCGTACCGCTGTCCGATATGGTGGCGATGTCATAATGATTACCCAATTCGGTTTGGTGCTGATGAGTGATCTACTCAAGTCCACCAAGGTGAATCCAAATCAGGACAACATCGCACAAAAAGTACAACAGTTAATCAGTCTGGCTGCAAGTGAACAACGGCACAGGTTCGGTTGGCAAACATTCGTCTATCCTGGTGCTAACATGGTCATGATTAATATTCCGATCAGTGACACCACAAGCTATCAGCTTGTTATGAATGATATTACCAAAGCGTGGTCTGAGTTCATCGGCTACAATGCCAAGTGCTGGGTGCTGCATGACCAAAAGCCCTACTTCGGCAATATGGGTAGAGTGGATCAGGCGTGGAGCGGTACAACCGATGACAATTATTTTAGTGTCGTTGATAACCGAGATATTACAGGTGCTGAAATAAGAGCAGAGGTACAGTCCACCTTTTCTGCTTTTGATTCGCTAGGTATTCAAAAACACTACAAGATGGTTAGACCATCAATCTTGTCACGCGGGCAATTCAATCTATCACTGGCAGTAAACGTGGATTTTCAGTTTGATACTCCACTTGCTCCCTCATCGTATGCTCTCATTAAACCTGGAGTATGGAATGAAGATTTATGGGATGATGCGGTGTGGGATGGCGGTTTAATATCTTATCAGCAATGGCAAGCGGTAACTGGTATAGGGTCGTTTGCTTCAATTAGAATGCTACTACGCTCGTCTCAGGAAACATACTGGGCGTGCATGGATTGGTTATATGAACAGGGTGGGGTAATGTAATGAAAAAGAGTGATTTGATGCTGCGAGAAGTCGCAGGACTGTGTGAGAACGCGGTGCTAGTTGACTATGCGAATTTTGATAATCTAGTAATCATACTGACGATGAATTATCAGTTGATGGTGGCTAGCGAATCGTTGCTTGAAATGGCGATTGCCAGAACCGATGGTGAACTGCAGAAATACCTGATAAAGCATATTA